CTGGAACTCGACGCGCGGCTCTTGTGCATCGACACCTGGTTGGGGTCGCACGAGAACTACGCGCGCCACGACGGCGACAACCGCTGGCTGCACGAGGCGCTGCGGCTGCACGCGGGCTACCCTCGGCTGCACGAGCTGTTCCTGTCGAACATGGTGCACCTTGAGCTGACCGAGCGCGTGACCCCCCTCCCCCTGCCGGCGACGATTGCGGCGCGGGTGGTGGCCGAAAAAAATATCGTGGCGGATGTGATTTACATCGACGGCTCGCACGACTACGAGGATTGCAAGGCGGACCTCGCAAACTACTGGCCGCTCTTGCGCCAGGGCGGGATTCTGTTCGGGGACGACTACCAGGCGTGGCCCGGCGTGACGCGCGCGGTGGACGAGTTTTGCGACGCGCACTTCCTGCACCGCTCTGTCGTGCGCCGCTCGGGCAAGTTTGCCTTCGGCAAGGACCGCGGCGTGGAGGGAATCGAGTGAAGTACTACTGCATCACGCTCTCCGAGACCCCGGAGCGCACCGAGCACGCCCGCGCGCAGGCCGCGAAGGCCGGCATTGAGTTGGATTTTATCTACGGCATCTTCGGCAAGACGATGCAGGTGAAGTCCGAGATTCCGATGCACTCGGACTATTTCGTGACCCGCGGCGCGACGTGCCTGGTCTTGTCGTGGCACATTGCGTGGCAGATTGCGTGGCGCGAGGGGCACGAGGAGTTCGTGATCTTCGAGGATGACTTCATCCTGCCGGATAACTTTGCCGAGCGCTGGGCGCAGATGCGCGCCGAGGTGCCCGAGTGGTGCGACCTGGTGTACTTGAACTCGTGCTGCACGGACCAGAAGCCGGCGAAGAAGGAGTCGGCGAGCCTGTGGGAGATCAAGTACCCGCTGTGTACGGCCGCCATCTGGCACCGCCGACGCGCGATCCCGACGCTGCAGATGTACACCAAGCCCGCGAACACGCCCGTGGACATCCTGCTCGAGTGGCACGCGCTGCCGCACCTGCGGGTGCTGACGGCGGTGCCGCCATTGGTCTCCCAGGCAACGCAGGACCTTGCGGTGCCGATGCCATCGACCATCCACATGTGAGGTATCCGTGAATGCTAAAGCCAAGCGACGTGGCGCGGTTCCAGCGCCGGCTCGACAAGAAGTCCCCCGAGAAGCCGGAGCCCCCGGAGCCTCCGAAGGGTGGCGGGAAGGGTGCGCCGCGGCCTCCTTCGGACAAGAAGGCGGCCTGATACTCAGCGACCGGCTGCCGGCGGGGCGCTTCGTGCGCCTCGAGGTGCCGTGCGCGCCGATGCTGCCGTGTAACCCGTCGGTGGCCGTCGGCCCGGGCGGGGAGCTACGGTGCCTCATCCGCGCCGTCAACTACGAGCTCGGCGAGACGGACGGGATCTGGTTCCGGGACGACCCGGGGCCGGATACGGTCAACTACATCGCCGACCTTGGCGATGACTTGTCGGTGGCGCGGGTCGAGCGCGTGGACGACGCCGCGCAGCGGGCGTCGCGGCTGCCGTGCCGGGACGGCTTAGAGGACGGGCGGCTCTTTTGGTTCCGCGGGCGGTGGCGATTTACGGCCTCGGGGCTGCACCACGGCCCCCGGGTGCGCACGACGATGGCGCTCTGCGCCCTGGATGGCCGCCTGGTCTACGAGCTCGAGTTTCTGCACAGCCCGCACGCCCGGGAGATGGAGAAGAATTGGATGCCGCGCGCCGACGGCGACCGGCTCTCGTTCGTGTACTCGCACCACCCGGCCGAGTCGTACCAGCTGCTGCCGGCGCGGGAGAAGCTCTGCTTCGAGTCGTTCCCCGAGCTTGGCGGCTGGTCCGGCGGCTCGCAGATCATCCGCCACGGCGACGCCTGGGTCGGGGTGGTACACCAGCGGCGCAAGGAGCGCGGGCGGGTGTACTACGCGCACCGGCTGGTGCGCTACGACGACAAGCTGATGCCGGCGCACGCCGGGCGGGAGTTTTACTTCCGCGGCGCGCAGGTCGAATTCTGCGCCGGGCTCGCCGAGCACGGCGGCGGGTTCGTGCTCTCGTTCGGGGTGAAGGACCGCGAGGCGTGGCTGGTTCGGCTAACGGTCGCCGAGTTTGGCGCCCTTTTAGGCTGACAATGGGGATAGACCAAAATCGGCACGGGTGGCGATTTCATGTATAGAGCAGACGGGTCCCTGATCGAGCAGAGCGAGCAGTCCCTTGGTTTCGTGGAGACCATGGACGACGCCGACCTCGAGGCGCTGGTCGGCGGCGAGCTGACGGACGCCACCTCGTTTATCGACGCGGAGCTCTCACCGGTCCGCGCTCGTGCCATCCAATACTATCGCGGCGAGCCCTTCGGCAACGAGGAGGAGGGGCGCTCGCAGGTCGTCTCGACCGACGTGCGCGACACCATCAACGGCATCATGCCGTCGCTGATGAAGGTCTTTTTCGGCTCGAAGAAAATTGTCCAGTTTGCGCCGCGCAACCCGGAAGACGTGGCGTCCGCCGAGCAGGCGACCGACTACATCAACCACATCTTCCAGAACGACAACAACGGTTTTCTGATTTGCTACTCGGTCTTCAAGGACGCCCTGCGCGGCGCGCTCGGCATCGCCAAGTACGTCTGGGAGGAGCGGGTCGAGGTCAAGACCGAGTACTTCACCGGGCTCGATGACTCGGCGCTGACGGTGCTGCTCTCGGAGCCGGATGTCGTGGGTAGCGCCATCTCGGCGATGGACGACCCGTCGTACCAGCCGCCGGTGGACCCGATGACGGGCGCGCCGGTGGTGGACCCGATGACGGGCCTTCCGCCGCCGGCGCCGCAAATCTACTCGGTCGAGCTCAAGCGCGAGACCAAGAACGGCCGGGTGCGCATCGAGGCGATCCCGCCCGAGGAGTTCCTGATCGACCGCCGCGCGCGCTCCGTCGAGGACGCGACCCTGGTCGCGCACCGGCGGATGATGCGCGTCTCTGACCTAGTGGCGCTTGGCTACGACAGGGATGAGGTCGAGGCGCAGATGGGCGTCTACGAGCTCGACACGAACGACGAGTATTTGGCGCGCAACCCCTACGCCCAGTCCTATGGCCCGGGCGGCACGCAAGACGACAAGCGCGTGCTCTACTGCGAGGCCTACATCCGGGTTGACTACGACAAGGATGGCATCTCGGAGCTGCGCAAGATTTGCACAATCGGCCCGAGCTACAAGATGGTGATGAACGAGCCGTGCTCGCACTCGCCGTTCGCGCTCTTCTGCCCGGACCCGGAGCCGCACGCGCTCATCGGGCTCTCCATGTTCGACATGACCGCCGACCTGCAGAAGATCAAGTCGGCCATCATGCGCAACATGCTCGACTCTCTGTCGCTCGCCATCCACCCGCGGGTGGGCGTGGTCGAGGGGCAGGTCAACATGGACGACGTGCTGAACACCGAGGTGGGCGGCGTCATCCGTATGCGTCAAGCCGGCGCGGTCCAACCGTTCGCCGTGCCGTTCGTCGGCCAGGCCGCCTTCCCGATGCTGGGCTACCTCGACGAGGTACGCGAGACCCGCACCGGCATGAGCAAGGCCTCGATGGGCCTCGACGCCGACGCACTCCAGAGCACCACCCGCGCGGCGGTAGCCGCGACGGTAAGCGCAGCGCAGCAGCATCTTGAGCTGATCGCCCGGATTTTCTCCGAAACCGGGATGCGCGCCCTGTTCAAGGGCATTCTCAAGCTCGTCGTAGAAAATCAGGACCGAGCGCGGGTGGTGCGCCTTCGCAATCAATGGGTGCCGATTGACCCGCGGTCTTGGAACGCCGACATGGACGTCGAGGTGGACGTCGCCTTGGGCGGCGGCACCGAAGAGCAGCAGGTCTCTGTGCTGACCGCCATCGCCCAGAAGCAGGAGCAGATCCTGCAGACGATGGGGCCGCAGAACCCGCTCGTGACGCCGCAGCAGTACCGGAACACGCTCGCGCGTCTGGTGCAGGCATCTGGATACAAGAACGCCGACGAGTTTTTCTCGAACCCGTCGCTGATGCCGCCGCAGCCGCCCCCGCCGCCCCCGCCGCCTGACCCGGCGATGATCCTGGCCGAGGTGGAGCGCCAGAAGATTATGGCGGACATCCAGAACAAGCAGGCGGAGCTGGAGCTCAAGCGCCAGCAGATGCTGCTCGAGGATGACCGCGCGCGCGACAAGCAAGAGGCGGAGATGATGCTGCGCGCCTACGAGATCCAGTTGAAGAGCGGCACGGCGGTGGACGTCGAGAGCATCAAGGCGATGATGGCCGAGCCGCGCGTGGCGAGCCCGAGCGTGCAGCGCCCGGTGCTGCCGGAGATTGTCCCGTTTGAGCCGCCGCCGGTTGCGCCGATGGCGCCGCCGATTGGGTGATGGGCGATGCAGGAGCTGATTGTCCCGGCGCCGCCTAACCCTAACCTGGCGCCGCAGGCATACTTCCCGCAGTACCACAACCAGCTCAACAACCAGTTGAGGCTCTACCTCAACACCCTGGCGAGCAACCAGCGCGAGATCGTCGAATTCATCAACGGCCTGACGAACTTGAACCTACTAAGCAAAAACAACTTCGACGCATTCGGGCGCCTTCGCGTCTCGCAGCCGTTCACGCTGTTCGACAGCCAGAACCGCTACGCGGCGGACCCGTCGTTTGATACATCGCTGACGGGCTCGGGGACCTCGACGTTCCTCACCAACGAGTCGGCGGTGAGCCTGGCCGTGACCACGGCGTCGGGCGACAAGGTTATTCGGCAGACGAAGCGGTACTTCCCGTACCAGCCTGGGAAGAGCCTCGCATTACTCATGACCTTTGTGATGGCCGCCGGAAAGGCGAACCTGCGCCAGCGCGTCGGGTACTTCGACCCGAACAACGGGCTCTTTTTGCAGCGCAACGGGACTGAGCTCTCGTTCATCATCCGCACCTACACCGGCGGATCTGCCGACGACACCCGAAAGGTGGTCCAGTCTGCATGGAACGGCGACCCGTTGGACGGCAGCGGCGCGAGCGGCATCACGCTCGACACCACCAAGGCGCAGATACTTTTTGCGGACTTTGAGTGGCTCGGCGTGGGGTCGGTGCGCGTCGGGTTCGTTATCGACGGCCAGTACATCACGGCGCACACGTTCGACAACGCCAACGAGGTGACGTCGGTCTATATGCAGACCGCGACGCTGCCGCTGCGAATCGAGATTGAGAACACGGCCGCGACCGCGAGCAGCTCGAGCATGAAGCAGATCTGCTCGACGGTTATCTCGGAGGGCGGCTACGAGCAGACCTCTGTCGAGCGCGTGGCCCGAAGGTCCACGACGCTCACCGGAATCGGGACATCGTTTGTTCCGCTGGTGTCGATCCGGCTTGCGTCCGACTCGCTCGGGGCGGTGATTTTGCCAAAGCAGGTGCGCGTGCTTCCGATCGCCAACGGCGAGTACGAGATAGCGCTGGTCAGGAACGCGACGCTCACCGGCGCGTCCTACAATACGACGACCTTTGCCAGCGTGGACTTTGATGTGACCGCGACCGCCATGTCTGGCGGGGACATCGTGCTGAATGAATACGCCACGGCGAGCAATCAAGCCGGCGCGCAGGCGCAGAACGATTTGCTCTATAACTTCGATATGCAACTCGGCGCGACCATCGCCGGGACGAGTGATGTCTACACGGTCGCCGTCAGAATCTTGAGCGGCACCGGGTCTGCCATCGGTTCATTGGCCTTTTATGACTTGTCGGAATAGGTGACGCATGAGTAACGCATTCATGGGGCAGAGACAGCAGGCCTCGCCGATGGGCTTCGGCGGCTACAGCGGCGGCTACTCGCCCCAGCATACGGTAGAGCCGTCCTATGGCGGCTACAACCCGTTCGGTGGCGGCGGCGGTTACGGTGGCGGTGGCTACGGTGGCGGCATGGGCGGCTTTAACCCGTTCGACGGTGGTGGCGGCTACGGTGGCGGCTACGGCGGTGGCGGCGGCGGCTACGGCACGCAATTCGGCGGCTATGACATGGGCGGCGGAGGCGGCTTTGGCGGCTTCGGCGGCGGGATGCGCGCGCCGGCCTACGAGCCGACCATCAACGACGCATTCTCCCGCTACTTCTCGCAGCAGTACTATGGCGGTCCTGCCTTCGACCCGTTCGCGGCGACCTCCTTTTTTGGCGGCGGCTACGGCGGCGGATTCGGCTTCGGCGGCGGTGGTCGCCGTGGCGGCGGGATGGGCGGCCGGATGCGCCGACGGCGGCAGATGTTCGAGGACCTCTTCCAGCCGGAGAATACGCCGCTGCCGCAGCCGATAACGGCCAGAGATGACCTCGCGCGGATTCAGCCGATGCCGATTGGCGGCGGCGCGTACCAGCCGGGTAGCAGCGGGCAGCGCATCGAGATGGGGCCGGTCACGCCGCAGCCCGATTTGATGATGCGCCCAGCTGTGATGCCGCAGCCGTACATGGGTACAGATGTTGATTCCATCATGCCGGTGCAGATGCAGGACACGCCGGTCTACGAGCCGCCGCAGATGCAGTCCTACGCGCCCGCGCCGTTTGCGTCTCCGTTCTCGCGGCCGGGTCGTGATATGTTTACGGGCAGCTTTGGATATGGAATGAGGTGATGAAATGAAGCAGGGTCTCTATTCAAACATCAACGCCAAGCGCGCGCGGATCGCCGCCGGCAGCAACGAGAAGATGCGCAAGCCCGGCGCCAAGGGCGCGCCGACCGCCGCGGCCTTCAAGGCCTCGAAGAAGACGGCGAAGAAGCGCGGGTGAAGACGCCAGCGT